TAAATGTAATAGGTTTTAAATATTGGCCTTGTAAGGTTTTAAATTCTGTTTGTTGTTGAGTTAAAGAATAAAGAGTTGGCCCAAAGTCTATTCGTTCTTTATATTCTTTTTCTTCATGTATACCTCTGACTAGAAGTTTACCTCTGTGTTCTATAACTGATTTGTAAAAGTTCATTATCTAATATCTTCATCCAATAAGTGAGCAATTAAGCCATCGTGTTCTTTTGTTAATTGTATTTGGCAGGCTAATCTACTCAATCCTTTTTTATATTGTTTATCAAATTCTAGTATATCTAATTCAGCGTAATTTTCATTCATTGGTAAAAGTTTATCAATCCAACGTTCATCTATTATAACATGACAAGTACCACAAGCACAAGCTCCCCCACAATCAGCCGTTATTTCTCTTATCTCTATTTTACTATATTTCTTTGCGGCTTCCATTAGAGTCATGCCGATAGGCACATCAACTCTAATTTTTAGGCCGTTTCTAACAAAATATACTGTAATCATCAATCTATAATAAGTTTAGGTTTTTTTGCTTGAATTATTCCTGTTCCTAAATGCTGATTATAAGAATTTGTTATTTCTAATTTTGGTTCTACTTCTGTTATAATGTTGGTTGTTTTTAATACTATTGTTTCAGATTCGGAATAAGGCATGTATGGAGTTAACGCCAAAGATACTGGTCCGCCTGGTTTTGATTGCATTGGTACAATCACAAATGGTTGTTTGATATGAGTTAAATTTGAATCGCTATCTTCTGCTTTTTGACCGATAACATCTTCGCCTGTACTTAATCTAAAGATTTTTACTTCTGACATAATATATTCCTTTTCAATTTACTTTATTATACTATACTTTTTACTTTTTGTCAATAGGTTTTATTCTTCTACTTAATACAAATTCTCTATTAGGATTAACTGAAGCATTCATTTTTCTAATGATGTCTCTATTTAACAATACATCAGACGCTGATCTTTTTCTTTCATCAAGTCCAAACGATACATCTTTATATGTAAATCCATTAAATGTTAAATCTAATTTAACAACTGGTCTTTTTTCTCCTTCACCATCATTTGTATTAGCTCTAAAAATTTTATGATAACCTTCTAAGATACTGGTGTGTTTTTTACCATCATACTTCCAAGTAACTTTACCTTCTTTTACTTCCACTTCTTCAGCATGTAAAGCACAAGTTTCAGCTCCGTTACCTGTATCTAATTTTGCTCTTACTTTGCCTACTGTGGATAATTCTATTGTTTCTAGGTAACCAACTTCTACGATTGATTGTCTATCCCAATGTTTCCTATTAGAAATATATTCTATAACGTTGTCAACTAATTGACTTCCTTTAATTGGCCCTATTGTATTTGGTGTATCTATATAATCTTCATAATGATAACCCTCATAATCAGCTCCAGTTCCTGGTGAACCATTTGCTTCTAATACGTAAATTTTTCCTTTGTAAGTGATATGATCTATACCTACAAGGTATGCCTTAGATGCTCTTGCTGTTCTTAACACTATTTCTATTTCTTCATCTGATAGTTTATATGGTTCTGCCACAGCACCTCTGTGTACATTTGATCTAAACTCTCCAGATTTTTTAACACGTTTTGTACATGCGAATATTTTATTATCTACAACAAAAGTTCTTACATCTGAATCTGTTGGCATATATTCTTGTAATAATAATTCAGCATCATGTTTAAATAAAGCCTGTACTACTGATACTAAAGAATCGTAACTGTCAACTTTAACAACACCAATACCTTGTGTGCCTGTTAATGTCTTTACTATAACTGGAAATTTATTACCTACAAGTTTTAATGCGTTATCTAAATTTTTTTCGTTTGATATGAAAGCGGTTTTTGGTGTTGGTATATTAAACTTTTCAAACAATAGAGCAGACGTTAGTTTATTATCGCAAGTTAACATTGCTGATCTGGTGTTTAACATAAACGCACCAGAGTTTTGAAATGCTGATATTAAAGAGAGTCCTGCTTCATCTTCTATCGCACCTGCTCTTGTAATAACTACTGTGTTTTTACCTATAAATGTTTGTTCACCATCTTCACCATCATAGTTATAGATAGTTAATGTATTTTTTTCTTCGTTTTTATCTGTGATAATTGAGAATTTTGTATTGATTATGTAACAAGGTATTTTTCTTTTAGCACAAGACTTCTGTACAAAACTTACTGTAATTTCTTTTTTAGATTTCTTATTACCAGTTTTCTGTCGTCTTACTTTAGGAGAAGATTTGCTAATGACAACGACCGTAATAGGATCGGTTTCGTCTTGCTGTCTTTCTTCTTTTATAAAGTCTCTAAATTTAGGTACGTGCATTTATTCACCATTTGTTTCATCATCTTTAACTATTTTTTTACCAATATTATATTTTGCTGATAGTATCCAATCTTTCTTTTCTTTAAATGGTAATACTTTAATTTGACTTAAAGGTGCTTTGTTTTCAGCGGCCTCTTTTTTAACTATATCAATTAAAGACCAGTCTGCTAATAATATTGCGATTGTGTTTCTTCTTTGAATATCGTTTTCTGATAATGTAGCTGTCTTACCATCAAGAGCAAATAACTCTTTAAAGTGTACTATGTAATATTTACCTTGTTTATGAAGTATATGACAAGACTGAAATAATGTCTTATCTTTTCTGGATGCTACACCTATTCTTGTAAGTGTTTCTCTCACTTTTAAAAAGTCATCAGGCTGTTTGATTGTTACCTCTAACATGTCCTCTATTGACCACTTAATACTATCTACCATTAATCTCTCCCACCTTTATATAATTTTTTCTTAATATGCTCAAGTTGTTCTTTGGTCAATAAAGTTAAGGCCTCTCTTGCCTTTTCATTGCTATAACCATAATACTCTTTAACATACTCTAAATCTTTCAACTTGGTCTGTGATAACCACTTACCACCAAATCGCTTCTTTTTTCTGATACTATTTATTAAAAAATGGAATTGTAACTTCTTGGATAGAAAGTGTAGTCCATTCATTTCATTGGCTGGCATTACTGTATCCCAAAACATAGAAAGACAACGATTTATAACATAAGGTGGGTACTTCTTTTCCCACGTTGCGTCATCTGTGTCTAATAGATTTTCTTTGCTTTCGTTAATCGCTTTTAAATAATCTTTTAATTCGTACATATAATATTTTTCCAGTGATCAAATTTTTCTTCTCTTTTTTTTATTCTATGAATCTGTGTATAATGTACTTTTCTTTTATATTTTTTAAAAATAAAATTATCAAATTCTCTATATGTCATTGTGTTATTATCAAATAAAGTCATAATATCATATAATATTTTATAATCAATAGATTCATAATCATATTCTAATTCTCTTATATTAGACACCTTACCATCTCTAGTCTTGTGTTTTCCTATAATTTTTTCTGCCTTATAACCAAATGGTAGATATCCGCCGGCAAAACAATTTTCTTTTTTTCTTTTTTCTTTAGTTATTTTTATTAAATGACTATGATTTAATTTTCCTTTTATTTTATGTATAAAATTGTGATGTGAGATACAAAGAGTTATAATATTATTATCTTCATCTTTTCCTCCTAAAGATATAGGAATAAAATGATGTTGTTGTAATTCTTCTATTGAACCGCAAACTACACAATATTTTGTTTTCATAATTTTGGAGCGGACAGTGGGACTCGAACCCACGACCTATAGTTTGGTAAACTATTGTTCTACCACTGAACTATGCCCGCTTTTAATTAACATCATATAAAGGTTTTTGATTATGTTTTAAATAGTATCTATGTTTAATACCATATTCAACGCTTTGACATTTATAACCAAATTTGTCATTGTCTATAAAATATATAAACAACTTACATTTATCTCTGTCAACTTTTTTATTTAATTTTTCTCTAAATACATTTGGTATTCTTTGAAAAAAATAATCTTTACCTTTTGCTCCATTTTTTGTTCTTTCGCTGGAAGACCCTATTCTTATTATTTTATAATTCTCAATAATAAAATAAACATAACTATCAAATTTATTTTTAGAATATAGTTTCCAAATCTTTTCTTTAATTGGCCTTTTATAAAAATGTTGATTGCTTCCCCATCCAAATAAGTCTATATATTTTTTAAATATGAATGTCATTTAAATTTACAACCTGCCATTATTTCTGTTAAACAAGCCACCATATTAATTTCTTGGTCAGCAACAAAGGCCGCTTTGTATTGATAACCAGCAATAATTAATACTGCCTGTGGTATTGATTTAGGTTCTAAATATTCATAAAGATTATCATAGATACTTGAAAATAAAGAACTTGGTTCTTTATCTAAGTTTTGTATAACCCATTTTCTCATACCATTAAAGTCTTTATCTTTTAATTTAACAATAAGGTCTTTGTTATTTTTTTCTGATAAACTAAAAAGAATACCACTATCAATTTTACCACGAACTGAATATCTTTGTAATTCATTTATGGTTCTTCTAAAATCTGGATAGTATTTCTGTATTACTTCTGCCAATACCTTTTTATCAAATTCAACACCTTCATCTTTTAATATAATAGATAATCTATCCATTAATTGAGTGGCCGTTTTTACCTTCTGACCATTAACTATTCTAAAGTCAATTACAGTACAACGACTATGTAGAGCGGGTATGATTTTGTTTTTGTAGTTACAAGTAAAGATAAATCTACAGTTATTAAAAAACGTTTCTATAAAGTTTCTTAATGCTGGTTGTACCGATTCAGCGTTCATGTAATCAGCCTCATCTATAATTACAACTTTGTGATTGGCATCTTTAGTAAGTGAAATGGTGGAAGCAAAGTTTTTAATTTTGTTTCTTAATGTATCAATCTGACGGCCTTCATCTGAACCGTTTATGATAATATAGTCGGCACCTATTTCTTCACACAAGGCACGAGCTACAGTAGTCTTACCTGTACCTGCTGTACCTGATAATAATAGATTAGGTATTTCTTTTTTCTTAACGAACTCTAAGAAAGTTTGTTTTAAATCTTCTGATAAGATACAATCTTGTATCTTCTTTGGTCGGTATTTTTCAACCCACAAAAAGTCTGACATAATATACTCCTCAATTTAATCTTCATAACTATAACTAACTTCATAACCACCTTTACGATCTGTCCACCAATCATCAACTCTTTCAGAATAATTAGCACAAGCCTCATCTAACAAAGCTGCTTCTTCTTCTGTTGGAGGTTCACCTGTAAGTTCTATCTTACTACCAAATTGTTGCTCTTGGTGTGAAATGATTTCTTTTAGGCGTTGTACCGAACCGAATTGCTTTATGACTTCTTCATCAGGAAGATCACATTGAAATTCAGAAGAAACTTGATGCCATTCCGTTCTGGAGAATTTCATATTAGAACTCCGAATCTGGCTCTAACGCTATCCAATACTGTACTGGTTTACTTCTGTTTATAAAGTGACTGATCTTTGCTTTAGAAATAGCAACGTCATAATCATCAGAAATAATCTTAAAGTTATCTGCTTTAAAGTAAGCTGTAAATGTTTTGTCTGTTTCACCTACATTTAAAGAGTAATCATTTGAAGATTTGTTCTTTTTATCTGTTGCTACAAAAGATATTTTTTTACCATCACCTTTAATAGCGATATCTGGTAAATTTAATGTTGTAGCTGCTTTTTGTATCTTAGCAAAGTCATCTTTCTTTAATGTAAATGCTACTGTTTTATCTGGCATATTAATACCTTTTTGAGGAGATACTAATACTGATTTGTCAGCAAAGAAATATTTAATTGCTTGTTTAGATTTCTCATCAGAAATTAAAGCATAGTTTGCTCCGTTAACTTTAATAGCAGGTTTATCAAATAACTCTACTGCTCTTAAAAATTCTGATAGATCATAGATACCAAATTCTGTATCAAATTTTTCTGTGATTGTTGCTTCTGCTAATATATTTTTCATAGCAGATATTGTATTTAACTTACTACCTGGTTTAAAAAGAATGTTGTTATTGATCTCACTAAAATTCTTTAAAATAGATAATGTATCTGTACTTAGGTTCATTTCACGTTCTCCTTATCATAGTTTAATAATAATATAACATAATGTACTGCCTTCAATAAGTCAGCACGGTTATATCCGTTTTTCTTACCGTACCTACACAAATATTTAATTGCGTTGGCGTGGCAAAAATCTTTTCCAATTTTTAAAGTTTTAAATAAATCTTGTACTTGAAAGCCATCTTTACCTGTTGAGTAATGTTGACCATAAGTACCTTTGATATAATCAAAGATTTCTTTTAAAATTTTATCTTCATTGTATTTCATAGTATTAATGTATCACACTTTTATTTAAATGTCAATCTATTTTACCCATTGAATGTAAAGTAAATAAGGAACTAATATAGGATAAACTATATGTTCTATAAATTCATATATAATTATTACTGTTAATAAAATTGCCCACCATTTTGATTCTTGTGCTCTTCTACCAACATAAGCAAATAACTTAGAATGATAGTGTCCTAATTTGTGAATAAATTTCATCATATAGGTATTTAGTTTGGAGCGGATGACTGGTACTGCCCCAATTTCTCTAACTTGGAAAGCTAGAATAATACTTTTATACTACATCCGCAATTCCTAACCTAACATAAACTATTACAAATGTCAATAGTTTAGGATTAGAATTTCTTTACCTTTGGCCGTACCAACCTTTTTAGAACTGTTTTGTCTATTAAAGGCTTTCTCTTGCCAATTGTATTTTGATTTAGGAAACCATTTAGATAATAAAGGAAAATCATAATAGGATAAAGCAAATTTACCTTTTATAGATTT